TGTTTAAGCACACGTTTACGAGTTTTGGGATCTGAAAAAAAGTAAATTATGGGAAAAAGAGGACCATCACCACAACCGTTAGCAGTTTTAAAGGCTAAAGGAACTATAAATGTCACAAGAGCAAATGACCAAATTGCAGATGCAAATGAGTTAGATTGGATTTATAAAGAGATACCAACTCCACCTGATGACTTAAGCGAAAAGGCCAAAAACATCTGGAATCAGCAACTATTGCAGTCGCAAAAAATCTATGGCTACATTTCATTTATAGATCTTTCAATGTTTAAAGAATACTGCTATGTGTATGGAGAAATGGAGTATCTTAAGGAGCATACTAAAGGTAGAACTTACACCGACGACAAAGGTACAACTAGAATAGATCCACTTTACATGGAATTAAACAAACTGCGAAAAGACTTTATAAGACTTTCACAAGAGTTTGGATTCAGTCCATCTGCTAGGACAAGAGTTTCTTTACAGAATAAAAAAGAAGAACATAACGATATTTATTCAGATGGCATATAAAACTGACTTTTCAAAAATAGATTTAGATAAGTATTACTTTGATGACAAAACTGCTAACACGGTAGTTAGGTACATTGAAGAAAACGTAAAACACGTTAAAGGTGATTTGGCTGGTAAACCTTTTTTATTAGAAGAATGGCAAAAGAATGAAATTATTAAACCATTGTTTGGTTGGAAGCATATAGACACCGGATTAAGGAAATACACCAGTGCATATATTGAAATCCCAAAGAAAAGCGGCAAATCATTTTTAGCAGCATCAATTGCTTGTATTTTCATAGACATAGAACGTGAAGGTGGTTCGGAAATTGTGGGTGTTGCATGGGGCCGCAAACAAGCAGGTTTAGTATTTGAAGCAACAAAACAAGTAATACAAAAAAGTCCAAGACTAAAATCTAAATGTAACATTTACCGTAATTCAATAACGGCACCGGATCACATTGGTGGTTTAAAAACTTACCAGATTTTAAGTAAGGAAGCAGGAGGTGAAGATGGTATTAATCCACAACTTGCAATTATTGATGAGTTGCACGTACACAAGAACAATGAAGTGTTGGAAATGGTTGAAAAATCACAAGGTGCTAGAAAACAACCTTTATCCTTCATTATTACAACGGCTGGATCTGATTTGTACGGTATTGGTTACCAAAGGCACGAAAACGCAATTAATATAGCAAAAGGAGTTACAACTGATGAATCACAGCTAGTTTGTATCTATGGCGCTGATCACGAAGATGATCCATTCAAAGAAGAAATATGGATCAAAGCAAATCCAAATTATAACATTAGTATTGGTAAACGTGCTTACGAAAAGGAAGCCGCAAAAGCTATGGTAAGCGCATCAAGCCTTAATTCATTTAAAAGATACTATCTAAACATCTGGACACAGTCAAAAGATGGATGGATTAATGATGAGATTTGGAACGCAAGCCAATGGGAGATTGATGAAAGTATTTTAAAAGACTACCCCTGTTATGGCGGTTTAGACCTTTCTTCACGCTCGGACATCACGGCTTTCAGTTTAGTGTGGCTAATTGATGATAAATTCTTTTCAAAGAACTGGTTTTGGCTACCAGAGGACAAAGGAACGCAATCTGCAGATACAAATAACATTCAGTACCGTGAATGGGTCAGAGATGGCCATATTGAAGAAACAAGCGGCAATGTTGTAGATTATGACTTTATAATTTATAAACTTGGTGAATTAAACAAAACTTACCAAATTAAGTCCATTGCTTATGATAATTGGAACTCACACCACATTGCACCGCGATTAATGGATGAAGGTTTTGATTTAATTGAATTTAGGCAAGGATTTAAATCAATGAATGCACCAACAAAAGAAATGCAAGCCGCAATTGAAAGTCGAAAGTTTAACCATTTCGGTAATCCAGTTCTAAGATGGATGGCAGGCAACGCAAGTGTTAAAAGCGATCCAGCAGGCAACATAAAACTTGAAAAGGATTTTAAGGCACCAAGCAAAAAAATAGATGGATTGATCTCTAACATAATGGCTTATGGCTTATGGTTAGACAGCCCAGAGGATACTAATAGTTATTTAGAACAAGGAAATTTATACATAATATGATACTACCAGAAAAAGTGTACAACGTACTCAATTGCAAAAAGAATTTTGATTTTATATTTCTTGGAATGCTCCAATGCCAAAACCAGGAAGACGCTTACGACGAAGCAATTGATTTTGTTCGAGAATATGCGCCAAACTTTAAACATTATAAAGACTTTGATTCATATAGAGTAATTTTAGCGAACAGCCAAGATAGAGGCCCTGTAGTAAGTAATTACAAGCCGGATCTTGACATTCCTATTGAAGTTATTGATGCTATAACAAAAGGAATAGAAGAACTGTTCCACAAGCACCTTAAGCGCTTGAAGGTTCGTAAAATGGCTTACGACGCCTGTGTTAAAGAAATCAATATCTACTTCCCTCATTATAAGCCTCACAAAAACTACCAAAGCTTTAAAACTTCAGAAAGCATAAAGCATAAAAACAAACTTATAAAAAGAAAAAATGCTGCTAACAAAAAGACTAAATAAAGTTTTTAGTTAAATTATTTACATATTGGTTATTTTTTTTTAAAAGATCTTTGCGATAGTGAATATATTAGGTTTTGAGGTGAAGCGGATAAACCCAGTCTTGTCAGAAAAGAAAGGGTTTTTAAATGCCAATTTTGGTGGCATGGTAGGAAGAACACCTGTTAATGAGAAAAATGTATTTGGCCTTTCTGCTTACTGGGCAGGCGTAAGAAGAATTTCTGAATCAGTAGCAATGCTACCTGTAGATGTATTCAAAAAAGTAAACGGCAACAGGTCTATGGTTGACCATCCTGTTGAATACCTTTTAAACGCAGAGTCTAACTACCAAAGCTGTGCATTTGACTTCACGCAAATCTTAATTACATCAGCAATAAATCATGGCAACGGTTTAGCTATAATAGAAAGAGACAGGTTTGGTACTCCTATAGGATTAGTTAATGTATCACGTGAGATTTGCGAACCATTGAAATATGATGATGAGTTGTATTGGAAGGTTGAAATAAAAGAAGCAGCAAATAAGCAAGAAAGTTTACTAGTTAAAGATAGGGACATTATAAACCTTAGAGGATTTGGAGTTGATCCCGTAATTGGTTTAAGCGCAATTCAAGCACACAAGCAGAATCTAGGGCTTTCGATAGCAGCTCAAGATTACGGGGCTGACTTCTATAATAAAGGTACGAGAATAGATGGTTATATTGAATACGCCGGTGTTTTAAAGCCAGAAACAAAAGACGCTATAAATCAACAATGGACAGCTAACTATGGAGCAAACGGCACTCGCGGAACAGCCATATTAGATGCTGGTTCAAAATACCATAGATTAGGTCTACCTCCAGAAGATGCGCAATTTATAGAGACACGTAAATTTCAAAAGAATGAGATTGCCACAATACTAGGTATACCTTCGCATATGATCAATGAGATGGATGGTGCAACCTTTTCAAACATTGAACATCAATCAATTGAATTTGTTACTTATGGAATTGGCTCGTGGATTGAAAAAATAGAGCAAGAGTACAGACGTAAGTTATTAAAAGAAAGCGAAAAACGAAGCCATTATTTTAAACACAACGTTGATCGTTTGCTTAGAACTGATGTGAAAACAAAAGGCGAATACTATAGACTAATGACAGACATTGGCGCTTATACTATAAATGATGTATTAGAGCTTGAAGATAGAAATTCAGTAGCTGGAGGTGACGACAGATATGTTCAACTTAACAGAATAACTATTGAAGACATGAAAGACTACTATAAAAGAGAAAATTTACCATAATGAATAAAATTGAAAGAATTGCGGAAGTACGCGGTGTTAATGCCGAAAATAGAACTGCACAATTTGTTATATCAACCGAATCAATAGACAGGCACGGAACAGTGTTTAAATTGGCTGGGTGGGATTTAGAAAACTACAATCGCAATCCAATAGTTGCATACAACCATGTAACAAGTGATTCAAATCCAGATACTATAATTGGAACATCAAGAGTGTACCACGATGGTGATGCACTAATTGGTGAGGTTACATTTGAGCGTGAAGGAAATAATCCAATTGCAGATAAAGTATTCAATAAAATGCAAGATGGTATCTTAAAGATGGCATCAGTTGGGGCCATTCCACATGAGTATCGTTATGGCAATGTTGATAATGGTGAAGATAGTGGTACTATTTATTTCACACGTCAAGAATTGATCGAATGGTCAATTGTTAGTGCAGGATCAAACAAAGATGCTTTCAAAAGAAGTGCAGACCAAATT